CCGCGAGGTCTACCACCTCGTCAAGACCGACCCGAGAACCGGCGAAATCATGAGTTGACAACTATAGGAGCATCAATGCCCTCGCGGAGACGGTCGTGGGGCTCTACAAGACCGAGTGCGTGAAGATCGACGGCCCGTTCCGCACCGCCGACGAACTCGAACTCGCCACGCTCTCCTGGATCCACTGGTTCAACGAGAACCGGCTGCACTCATCGATCGGATACCTCACACCCATCGAGAAAGAGAACGCGTACTACCTTGAGAACAACCCCCAGCACCAGCCGGCGCTGGGAGAACTCGCCCTCCACTAAACCCGGGGCGATTCACAGTTGCTCTGGATTGGGCCAACGGGCGGCCGTCGCTCGCGGTCACCGACGATCACGGCGATCTCCGCCTGCGATGGATGATTATTGGCCATGTCGAGGCCTTCGAGGTCTGGCTTGTCGTACCTGTATCGGAAGTTGAAGCCAACCAGATCATCGAGAACCCTCCGATCAACGTGGAGGATTGGGTTGTTGGGCTGAGTTCTCGACAGGTTGATGTGGACCTTCTAGTGAACGATCGCTTGGGCCTCGCGGAGAAGATCCGACTCACCCCAACCCGGGGCGTCTTCGAGCAGGTACTCGATTCTGCACAACGGCTGGCTGCCGAACTTGCTCGAGCACACCGTGGCGATCCGGTCGCCGATGTTCCGCGAGAACTCGCTACATACGTATAAAACTCCCGCGTCGTCGAGGACTACCGGCACGACATCGTCGACATCCTCGGCAGCGATCAGCGCGTCGCGATCGAGACATACGGAACCCGCCGCGGCCACCCCCGTCACTGATGACTACGTCCAGCTCGTGACCATCGACGACGGCCGCGTCAACGCAGTCCGCAACTACTGCTGGGACCCCAAGCCCTGCGCGAATTCTTCGCGCATCCACCGGAGACCGTGACCACCAGAACTGAGTCAACCGCCTCAACATCCCAGATGCGCGACTGTGCCCCCCTCATCGGCGGGAGAGTCTCGCGGTTTAGCTCATGAACACGTGCGATCGGTGCCAGTCGAAGTAGACGGCAGCGTCGGCGTATCGGTCGACGCTACGGCCACGGAGTTGACCGATCCGACTTCCGATAGCTGTGTTACCAGCGACGCTCGTGGTGCCGACAATCTTCCCGTTCTCTACGCTCACGTATCCGTCCTCGAACAGGGCGTCACAGCCGAAAACGCATGCGAGCATTGCGACTCGCGGAATGTCTCGCGCCTCCTGATCTGTGGCCGCGGCTCGCTTCTTGATGTGAGATGCCCACAGGAAGCGGGCGGGATACGTCTCACCACAGAGCGTGCACTCCGCCTCGGTTCTTCCGCGAAGCAAAGCAGCGCGAAGCTGTTGCTGTTCGCGGCGCTGTCTCACCGTGGCGGGGCAGTCCAATGGGCCCTGGAAGGGTCCGACGTCTGCGGTGGGAAGTTCGTTCGGGAAGTTCCGATCGCCCAGCAAGAGATCGCCGATCACAACACGTGCCGGCGCGGCGCCAACGACTCGTGCACCGGGGAGCTGGAGAAGCACCGCGCCAATGAACGCGCTGCGATATCCAAGAGCATCGACGCTAACTTCGACGACGGACTGCTCCTTGATTAGCTCCATCGCCGCGATGACCTCACTGATTGGGACAGGCTGCCCAGTGGGGGTTCGATCAGTTGCAACGATCACATTGCGCGAATCGACCGCGAGGATCCTGTTGTGTCGCGAGCCGGACGCCGTCGGGATCGCGATCCCAATCAGCGATCGGAGGAATCCACTCACTGCTGTCGGCGACACGTCCAACGCTAGAGATGGCCGAGCAAGTGCCGCGGCGAGCGTGGCCTGATCGCTTGCTGCGTAGCCCGGCACCGCGGCAAAGAGCTTGATCCGCCTCGTTCGGTTGCCTTCACCGGACGCGCTGGGCGCCCGGTTCACAGCCGCAGCGGCCTTACCCAACTCCGATCGAAGTATGGGTATGTCCGTATGGCTGTCCAGCCTGATCTGCTCCGAGACGATCCTGCGCTTCTCCAAAGGAAGCTGCCGAGTCATCACCGAGTCGACGACGGCGTCGACCACCGTTGCCCGCAACTGAGCGAGCCGGCGAAGGATGGTGTCGAGCGCGAGGTTGTAGTCGGGATTGCGTTGCGGTGACCCCGGGGAAGCTCCCCCGCGACTCTCAATGATCACGGCCAGCAGATCACGCTCGGACTCCACTGCGAACTCGGCATCAACCTCGATTCCGGAATCAGAGAAAGGGCGCACGTCACAAGAATGCCAGGTCGACCGTGTGCGAGACCCGACCCAGGTGGCGCCGCATAGCGGTCGATCTTGGCAGAGCACGCCGAGGCTGGCGTGGTCAACGAACGCGTCCCTACCGCTCTCGAGCACCGACCGTGCACGGATCCGGGCGGCCTGCACCTGCCACACTGCGGGGATGGAGATTCATGCCACGGGACACGCGGAGCCTACGTACGCTATCGAGCTACCGATCTACCGAGTGCAGACCCTCAGTGATTGACAGAGGTCATCCCCGCGGAGCCGAAGTCCACGGCACCACCCTCAACCGTTCCGTGCACGCACAGGGATCCCCAAGCACGAGGCACCACTCATCGGCCACCCCGAGTGGCATCCGTGCATCGTCTGGGTGAGAACCGTGTACTGGCGTTACCCAACGCGCGGCATTGGTGAGATCTCGCTGCCTACTAGCGCGACAACGATTCGTGGTCAGAGCACACACCCCCGCGGATCACCAGGCTGCGAGCCCCAGGAACACGAAAACCCACGGACATCCGCGGGTTTTCGATCGTTACTGTCTCAACACAGTGCGCGCCCGAAGGGACTCGAACCCCTAACCTTCTGATCCGTAGTCGCTGACCCCTTCCGCCAGCCATTCCAGCGGCACGCCAGTAGCGCGCGACCACCGAACGAACGCCGACGCGGGCGGTTCGCTCCGACCGTGCTCCCAGTTGCTCACAGTGTTGCGAGCGACCCCGAGCGCGGCGGCAATCTCGGCTTGCTCCAGACCGGCCAGCAGACGCGACTTCCGCAGCCGGTCCGTCAAGGTCCAAGTCTCATTCTCAATGACCAGTGACATAGCCCTTACCTCCTGTCCACACTCTAGCGACGCAGTGCCCAAATCCGCGACACGCCGACCCAAATCCCGACTTTGCGTGTCGCGTCGCGGATTGTGGGCGTCATGCACAAGATTGCGACATGGGACGACAGGGGCCCACCGCGCACCCCGGCGTGAGAGCGCCGGGGGCAACTGAATAGGACGCGAGGGGCAACGCTCGCAACGACGCGGTAGGCGACCGCGAAACAAGAAGGGGTAACCAGTCCCCGTGCCATCCCGAGAGCAGCGGCGCGTGGTCAAGGCATGACCGGGCACGCACGATCCCCGATTCGGCCCCGCTGTTCATATCCCGTCCGTGGCGAGCTTCACCGCTCGCGCCGTGCTGACCGCCCCAGGCTCCGCCCTGGCTCCGCCAAGCAGCAAGGCCCCTCCCGAGTCGCACACGCGATAGGGGGGGCCATACCTCCCAACCCCTCACCTTCCCTTCACCACCAAGCAGGAACAGATGCACGATCACCGATTCGACCCCGTGAGCGGCTGGTGTCACGGATGCCCGCTACGCGATGACGGACGCCTAGTGGATGGGGCCATGAACCGGAACCACGGGCGCGTGCTGAGAGAGGGCACGACGCAAGAGAGAGCAGAGAGCAATGACGCGATCCATCAGCACTGAGAGCGCAGCTGAAACCATCGACGCGCTCTTGGACCTGGCCGAAGCCGCCAAGGAGCTAGAGCGCAGCGCGAGGGCGCAGCACATGCGACAAACCGCCCGCGAGTGCGCGCGACTGTTCCGCACGCTCATTGCCCTGGTGCATCGACTGGAAGCGGAAACGATGAGCGTGGACGCGGGGCAGGCGTATATCGACCTCGCAGCTGATCTGCTCTCGAACGCCGCTGCACGTATCGGGGAGAGCCACCGCTGATGCACCCGGTCGTCTGGTATCTGATCGTGGCCGGATTCCTGGCCCTGACCCTGTGGGGGATGAAGAAGTGAAGTGGAGAGTAGAGCGCAGCATCGACCCGCTGGCGAAGCGCCCGTGGCTGGTCATGGACCCCAACGGCAACGTGGTGAGCGAGTGGACGAAACACTCCTACGCCGTGCTGGTCGCGCGCATGTGGGCATCCCGTGGCATGGAGACGACGGCATGATGAGCCACTACGACCTGCCCTTCACGACCATCGGTGAAGCACTGACCGCATGGCAGCTGGGCATCGAAACGCCCATCGACGGCGACGCGCTCGCATTCCAACGGCTCATCCAGTGCGACGGATGCGCCGCCTGCCTGGTGTGACCCATGACCGCCAAGCATCGCACCGCCGAATACCAGCGCAACGCGCGCACCGTGCGCGACCGCGTGAAGGTGGCGCACCGCAACGGCGACCCTGTGCAGTGCTGGCGATGCCGTGGCCCCATCCATCCCGGCCAGCCCTACGACGTGGGGCACCTGCCCGGGGCCGAAGCATCCGCACTGCATGAGCTAGCCGCCGAGCACCGCCGATGCAACCGCAGCGCGGGCGGACGCGACGGCGCACGCATCACGAACCGACGACACGCGCCGAGCATTCCGACAACAACAGCACGAAGCTGGACCGTATGAACGTGCAGACTGCAACGACCGACCCGACTTCTTTGAGCGAACCGCTCACTACTCCCGCCGCCGGCAGCAGAATCCCCCCCCAGGAGTGGGAGGGAACCGAGCTTCCCGACGCGGTGCGCGACCACCCGCTGCTGGACGAAGCCGCGTGGGTGGCGCTCCGCGATTCGGGGCGGTCGCCGTTCGATCAGTCCGACCTGGTGACCACCTACCGCGACCGCGCCGAGTTCCTGGTAGGCGCGTGGCTCATCAACGACATCGTGCCGCGCCGCATCGTCGCCGGCGGACTCATGGCGAACCTGCAGCCCCAGATGCTCCGCACCGCCGACGTGCTCGCCGCCGAACGGTTCGCTAACGCGATCCTGGAACCCCGCCGCTCCGCAAAAACCACGTCGCTCTGGTGCGTGCTGTTGGGGCGGTGCTGGATGCGCCCGGTCTACATGGCCGGATACACCATGCTGACGACGGCGCAGAAAGCCGCCGAGCGGTTCAAACTGGACGTGCGCGACCCCATCGCCCGCAAGTGGCGCAACCCCAAAGACTGCCCGGTCAAGGTGCTGAACGCCAACGGCGCGCTTGGCATCGAGTTCCCCAACGGCTCCCGCCTGGCGATCCTCTCCCCCAACGGCGACGCGGTGCGATCCGGCGCGTATGACGTGCTGGTGCTGGATGAGGCGGGCGAGGCCGAGCCGGATATGTGGGACGACATCGTGGGTGCGGTCGTACCGTCGTTCGACACACGCGGCCCCGGCGCGCAGCTGATCTATGCGGGCACGGGTGGAAAGTACCGCGACGGCTCCCACTTCTGGGCGACCCTGCACGACCCCGCCGCTGGTCGGCTCCGCTACGGCGTGCCCGACGACGTGGACGAAGCGCGCCTAGAGTCCTGGGACGCCGGGGCCGGCGAACTGATCGAACAGCTGCACCCCGGCCTGGACGGCCTCACCACTATCGAGAGCATCGAGCGCAACTTCTCGATCCTGAAATCTGTCCGGTTCGGCATGGAGTACCTGGGACACTTCGGGCGCGCAGCAGGAAACGACGCGCTGTTCGCTCCCGCCGAGTGGGAGGGGACGCAGCAGGACGGCGCAATCCCGGAGGGCGTGCCCGCCGCGTCGCTCGCGTTCGCCATGCATCCGGGCGGCATGTGGTGCTCCATCGCGGTCGCCTGGAACCTGGACGCAGAAACACCCGACCTGGCCCGTGCGGCCTGGGCGCTGGAAGGCCATGACGACGGCGAAATCGGCGGCCTCCGCGCTGGGTTCAAGCTCATCCATTGGAGCGAAGGAACCCACGGCCTGGTGGAACTGCTCTGGAAGTACGCGCGGCAGCTGAACCTCCCGATCATCTACAACGACGCCGCACAAGAGCGCATGGTGATTGAAAAGCTGCTGGCGCGTGCCCGCCCTCAGCCGCGCGTATCCATCGCCAAGTGGGCGCAGAAAACCGTGGCCGACGCCAACTTCATTGACGGCGTGCGCCATAAGACACTGCACCACTGGCGGCAGGAACCGCTGGACCAGGCAGCGGCAATCGCAGTGCCCCGCCGCGTGGGTAAAGCCATGCTCATCGGCGCGCCCGACGACGACGCAGATATCACCCCGCTGGAAGCCGCATCCCTGGCCGTGGGCGCACTCACCGGCCCCACCCTGACCGAATCATTCGCCCCCATCGTTGTCGCATAACTACAACCGCCCCGGCGTGTCGTTGTAGGAATGTCACAGCCCTAGTGCAAAGTGAGTCCCGATGTCACTCCTGACCAAAGCCCTCAACGCGCTTCTCCCCGGCGTCGTGTTCCCGTGGAACACCACGACCGCGATCAGCGCGCTGGTGTACAAAGACCTGTACGGCAGCGAAGCCGCCGAGGCGGTCAGCCGCGAGGTCGCCATGCGCGTCGCGCCGGTCAAGCGCGCCCGCGCCGTCATCGTCGGACGCCTGGCAGACCTGCCGTTCGAGATGGGCGAAATCCGCGACGGCGCATTCGTGGCCGACCCCGTGCAGCCGGAATGGCTCACCTCTACCAGCGACATCGCCACCACCCCCTGGTGGCGGTTCGCGTGGTCACTCGATGACGTGCTGTTCACCGGCTGGGCGCTGTGGGCAGTGGACCGCGACGCAGCTGGGCGCATCATCGACGCCGACCGCATCCCGCGTGAGCGGTGGCGGTTCGACCAGACATCGCCCACGGGCGTCGCCGTCGCACTGGGCGACCCCGCCGCCCAGCAGTGGGTGAACGTCCCCGACCCCGCCAGCGTGATTCTGTTCGCCGGTCCCGACGACGGTCTGCTGTCCACGGCGGCGGACTCCATCACCGGCTGGCGACTCATGGAAAAAGCATGGGTGGGCCGGGTGCGTAACCCCATCCCGCTCATGGTGCTCCACGAAGCCGACAAAAACGACCCGGTGACGCAGGCCGAAGCGCAGCAGTACGTGGAGGCGTTCGCCGCTGGACGCACGTCCCCGAACGGGGCTATTGGGTTCCTGCCCGCCAAGCTCACGATGGAAGTACACGGCGAAGTGAAAGCCGAGCTGTTCAATGAGGGCCGCAACGCCGCCCGCATCGACATTGCCAACCACGTCAACCTGCCCGTGTCGTACCTGGACGGGTCCACCGCCACCGCGTCGCTGACCTACGTCACGCAAGAGGGCGACCGGCACGCGCTCATTGACGACCTGGAATATTGGCTTGCCCCGTTCGAGTCGCGCCTGTCGGCAGCTGACATCACGGGCGACCCGGCCAAGGTCATCCGCGTGAACCGCGCGAACCTCACCGTGGCCCCCAACGACAACCACGGCGCGGGCCGCGCCGACGCCCCGACCACCCCGGAGGTAACCGAATGACCGAGTACGGCGACTTCTCATACGACGCGGGAACACGCACCCTCAGAGGGATTCTTCTCCCCTTTGGGGAAAAGTCTCGCGTGAGCGTGTCGGGAACCGAACCGATCATGTTCAGCGCCGCGAGCATCGACCTGCCCGCTGACCCTTCCGTGGTCACCCTCAACCGCAACCACGACCGCCACGACCCGGTGGGGCGCGCGACCGTCCTGGAAAAGCGCACCGAAGGTGTCTACGCAGAGTTCCGGCTGGCGAACACACCCGAGGCAGACACATGGCTAAGTGAGCAGCGGGACAAGCTCCGCAAGCTCTCCGCCGAGGTCGCGGGCATCGTCCGCGACGGACTGTTCGCGGTGCGCTCAAAGCTCACTGGCGCGGCACTCGTGGAGGACGGCGCGTTCGCATCCGCCGCGCTGTTCGCGCTCGGCCCCATCGAAACCACCGAGCACCATGAGGACACCTACACAGACCCCGACGGTGTGACCTGGCAGCGCGTGGAGGACACCCAGCGCGTGACCAAGGGCGACACCACGACGACAACCAGCGTCGTGGTCGAGTCCATCACCACCGACAACCCCGACCCCGACCCCGACCCCGACGCCGACCCGGCCGAGGACAACGACGACAACGACGAAAGTGAGGACGCTCTTATGAGCAACATCGTTCCCGGCGGCACGGCCAAGACCGCACCCGCCCTGTCCGCCAACGGACTGTTCGCGGCCATCGCGCACGGCAACACCGACGCGCTCGCGCAGTACGCCGAGGCTCAGCCCGCGCTGTTCGCCATCTCGACGCTCCAGCAGTCCGGCCCCTCGACGGTCACCATCGGCGCGGACACACAGATTCCCGCGTACATCGGGGAACTGTGGACCCGCCGCCGCTACGCCCGGAAGTACGTCCCGCTCCTGTCGCGCGGCGAACTCACGTCCTACCAGGTGATCGGCTGGAAGTGGGACACCGCCAACAGCAAGGCCCCCGTGGTGGGCGACTACACCGGCAACACCGCCGAGGTTCCCAGCAACGACCTCGACACCGTGCAGGTCACCGCGACGGCGGCGCGCATCGCGGGCGGGCACAAGATCGACCGCAAGTACTTCGACTTCGGGGACAACGGCGTGGTCGCGTCGTACTTCGCCCAGATGGTGGAGGACGTGGCCCGCAAGACCGACGCCAAGGCCCTCGCCGCGATCAAAAACGCCGCGACCCCCAAGACCGTCTCCAGCATCCTGGTGCAGTCTGTCCCGGCTGTCGGCCTGCAGGGCATCGTGGACGCCGCGCTCGGCGTCATCGCCACCGAGAACACGCCGTCCTACGCGCTGGTCGCGCCCGAGCTGTGGCGCGACATCATCCTGTCCCCCAAGGATGACGTGCTCGCCTACCTGAACGCCGGGTTCGGCCTGGAGGCGGGCAGCGCCGAAGGGTTCACGATCCTGCCCGCCGATGTCGGAACCGGAAAGGTCATCGTGGGCGCGCGTGAGGCGCTGTCGTTCTACGAGCTCGGCGGTGAGGCCCCGATCCGTGTGGAGGGCATCGACCCGCACCACGGGGCCATTGACCCCGCAGTGTTCGCCTACTGGGCGACCATCACGCACAACGCCGCCGCCATCGTCAGTGTGGACACCGCCACCTACGACGACGGCGAGGGCGCGGAGTAAGGGATAAGGGGGCGTAGGCAATGGCCGATTGGCTCACAGCGGAGGACCGCGACACGGTGGAAGCACTGTGGCCCGACGCGGCGGGAATCCTCAGTGACGACGTGCTGGGCATGTACCTGGCCGCCGCTAAGGCCGCGTGCCTGGCCTACGCCCCTGCCCTCCCGACACCGGGCCTGACCATCGTGGACGGCATCATCCAGCAGGACACCACGGCGGGCGTACCGGACGAATACCGGCTTGCCCAGGTCATGCAGGCCCGCAACACCTACAACGCCGCCCAGGCGTCCCCTGGCGGGGAGTTCGACGGCGGCGGGTACGGCATCACCGCGTACCCGCTGGACGGTCAGGTGCGGCAGCTGCTCCGTCCCCGGCAGGGCGTGGGGGCGATCCTGTGACCCCGCGCCGTGCCGTAGAGGCCCAGTTCCGCGCGGACTGGGCCACCATCCCCGCACTGTCCCGCGCCCGCGTGGTCGCCACCGAGCGGCCCCTAGATGAGCCGACGCAGCTGACCGCGCTCATCCGGGTCAAGGGCGTCAAGCCGTGCCCGGAAGCGCCGCTCTCGCACTGGAATGTGGATATGGTGCTCGCGCTCATCAGCGGGCACCTGGACGCCGACCAGGCACAGGATGACCTGGACGAAGCCGCATACGCCGCGCTCCTGTATCTGGATGCCACGTACCCGCACGGTGACGCCGAGTTCACCGAATGGGCCAAGGCGCGCCTGGCCTGTGACATTCCCTTCACCGTCCGGGTGAAGAAGAAAGACGACGACCCCGACCCCGAAAGTGAGGCCCCGTAATGGCCGCAATCGACGTGCAGCCCTACGTCATGAACACCGCCACGGTGAAGATCGGCAGCGACACCTACGAGGATGCGCTGTCCAGCGTCGTCCTGACGCCGACCACCCCTAAGAGCAACTTCCTGGCGATCAGCGGCAAGAATCGCCGCACCGCTGGCACCCCGGAGTGGACGTGCGCGATCACGTTCGCGCAGGACGTGAAATCGGCGTCCAGCTTCCACAAGTACCTGCACGACACCGCGCCGGGAACCATCGTCACGATGGAGTTCACCCCGCTCACGGGCGGCGACAAGGTGACCGCCGACATCATGATCGAACCCGCCGCAATCGGCGGCGACGCCGGGACCACGCCCACCGCGTCGGTGACGCTGGACGTGGAGGGCCAGCCCACCCGCACCGCCCCGAGCAGCTGACCCATGCGCCTGGACGTGACCAAGAGCCGGGAACTCCTGGCGATGCTGGCCGCGATCCGGGCGCTGGACACCACGCTTGCCAAGCTGATCCGGCAGCAGACTAAGCGGATCGCGGAACCGGAGTGGCGCAACGCGATACACCGCCGCGCGACCACCCGCTACGAAAACCGCGTCATGTCGCAGACCGCCACCGTGGCGGTGTCGAATCAGAACGTCCGGGCAGCGTCCGCCATGAAAGGGCGGGCGCTGTCCGGGGGATTCCAGCCCAAGGTGAACTGGCCCGCCGTGGAGTTCGGCATGAACCCCGAACCCATCACCTACACCGCCCGCAACCGGCGCGGCACCACCTACAAGGTCACCCGGAAGCACGGTGGCCAGTTCAAGCCCCGCAACCGCAAGGGCTACGTGTTCTGGCCCGCCGCTGAAGAAATGGTCCCGCGCCTGGCGGCGCTGTGGGTGCAGACCGCCGTGAGGACCATCGCCACCGCCTTTGAGGGAAAGCAGGAATAGATGCCCTCCATTGACATCGCCGCGAACACCCGCGCCGCGCAGGCCAGCATCAAGGATCTGTCCAAGACGCTGGACGACACCGCCGACGCGCTGGACGACGTGGCCCGCGACGGCGGCAAGAGTGCCGACCGGCTGGAAGCGTCATTCCGGGAGATGACCCGCGCCAGCGAGAAAGCCGGACGCGACATCGCCCAGGACCAGAAAGCCGCCGCCGCGAAGGTGGAACGCGCCTGGGACGACGTGGGCGACGACGGCGCGACCGCGTTCCTGAAAGTCAAGGACGGCGCGCAGGAAGTGCAGCAGGAAATCGGGCAGAACCTAGGCGAAGCCGTTTCCAGCATCCGTAACGACATAACCGAGCTGGGCCAGGTCGGGCAGGACACGCTGGGAGGTCTGGCCGCGACCCTCGCCGGGACCGGCCCCGCTGGCCTGGTCGGCGCGGCGGCTCTCGCCGGGGCGGCGCTGGGTCTGGGATTCCTGACCGGAGAGTGGGAGAAGCGCGGCGAAGAGGCCGACGCGCTCCGCGACCGCATCGCGGGCATCTTCTCTGGCGCAGCCGAAGAAGGCCGGAAGTACCTGGACACGGCGGCGTTCATCAGTGAAGCCAATGACCTGATGTTCAACCCCGAGCGTGCCGACGAATGGAAGCGGCTCCGCGACGACGCGAGAAAGCTCGGCTTGGATGAAGCCGAAATCATCAAGGCGAACACGGGCGACCTGCAAGCCCAGGAAGAAGTGCAACGCCGCATCGTCGCGCTCATCGGGGAACTGGGCGACCGGCAGAAAGGTCTGGCCGGAACCGCCGAGTACGACATGCAGGTCAAGCCGCTCCGTGAGATGCAAGAGCGCTGGCAGCAGATCAACGATGTCACCCGCGACAACGCCGAGAAAACCCGGATTCTCAATCAGGTGTCGGACGACCTGCACCGGCAGGAACGCGACCGCATCAAGCGCACCGCCGACGCCTCCCGCGAGCAGTACGAAGCGCAGGCCCGCTACTTCGAGAACAACCCCTTGAAGTGGCGCATTGAGATTGACGACAGCGCGGTACGCCGCTACACCCCGCCCCGCTTGCAGGGCACCGTGGACTACCGCCCCAACGAAAGGCCCTGGGAATGACGTTCTACCGCCTCCCGTTCGCCACCGTGATCGGTCGTAACGTGATTCTGAACCCGTCGTTTGAACTGCCCGCGCTCACCTACGGTTGGGAAAAGGGAGCCAACGCGGTGGACTTCCTCAGCACTGGCCGCCTGGACGCTCCCGGCAAGCGCGCGCTGATGTGGACCGGCGCGGGTGACTCTGGCGTCCGAACCGTGAAGATCACGCCCGACCCGATCCTGGGACTGTCCACGACCTACTACTACAAGTTCCGCATCCGCAAGCAATACAACAGCAACACCGCCACACAGGCACAGGTCAAGTGGACGTTCTACGGCCCGACCGACGCGGTGGTGGGCACCCCGACGTGGACCACCGTTCCCGGCACGCTCTCGGAGGCGTGGCTGGACGTGGCCGGGACTGTGCCCGTGCCCGCAGCGGTAGCTTTCGTGCTGGATATTCGCGTGCTCGGCGCGAACGGGACGGGTGGGTTCGTTGTCGATGACGTGATCGCCGGTCCCTACGATGTGCCCTACTTCGACGGCGACACGGGTCCCGACCTGGACGGCGAGGCCTCCACATTCGCCTACTGGGCGCTGGGAAAGCACACGTCGGCGTCGGTGCTGACCGCCGCGACCCCGGATGATGTGCGCGCCGCCGCGCTGGACGTGGCGCTCCCGTTCGAGTCCAACCGGGAGACGCGCACCATCGTCGCGCAGCTGTTGGACTCCGACCGCACCCGCGCCACATTCGTACCCGCTGGCCTCCGCACCGGCACGTTCCTGGCCGTCTGCGACGACCCCGCCGACGCTACCGGCCTACAAGAGTGGTTCACCACGGCGGGTCTGTACGCTCACGCCGACGACGACGGCGCGGCCCACGCAGACATGCTGTTCCACCCCGCCCGTGGCGGACTGCAACTGCAGCAGCGGGAGGATGGCGCGACCACCCTGGCGGTCCCGTTCGTGGAGGTCCGTCTGTGACCACCCCCACCCCGCAGCTGATCCGCCACACCTACGCCGCAGACGTGGACACCCCGGCAGGCCGGTACCCGCTGGACGTGTCCAACATCGTCGTGACCCTCAGCGAGGACGACACCGCCTACGTGTCCGCCACCGTGACGTGCGCCTGGGTTTCGGAAGAAGTCTGGGCACTGATGGACCCCCGCGCGGGCCATTACCTCCGCTGGAAGGTGGACCAGTGGGCCGACGTGAACGCCACGCAGCTGGTGGGCACCCTGCCCGGTGAACGCTGGGAGGATGCCGGGGAGTACGCCCGCATGGTCATTACCGAACGGGACCGGGACCATCTGACCCGCACCGTCACGCTCACATGCGAGTCCCGCGAATCGCTCCTTGCCGATAAAATCCGCAACGCCACGACCACCGTGGACACCGGGGCGACCACCGTCGCCGCGCTGGTCAACTGGTCGCTGGCCGACGTGTTCGGCGGCGAGGTGGGGCCGACCGCGTGGGCGGCGATCATGGCGTCTACGGCGATCCCTTCCGGGGACCGGCGCGTAATGAAGCAGGGCGATACGCACTTCGACTTGATCCGTGCCGAACTGGACGCTATCGCCGTCCGTATCTACGACCTATTCGGCCAGGTGTGGGGGGCCAGCCTCCGTAACAGTGTCAGTGGGCGACCCCCGCTACGGCTTGCCACGCACGATTGGGCGGACGGCGCGCCCGCTGACGCCGATCCCATCGTGTTCGCGCTCACCGAACGCACAAGCCGCCGCGACTGGGCAGATGGTGTGCTCATCAAGTACGACCTGACCGCCAGTGGCGGGAGCGTGTCGTATCAGCGCAGCGGGGCCGGGGCGAACACGAAAGGCCGCGTCATCACCCGCACCCGCCCCGCCCCCGCCGACAACGCCGCTGACGCGCTGGTGACCCGCACGAAGCAGCGCGGGCACACCTTCACCGTGACCGCCCGCGCCCGCGTGACCGACGTTCACACCCGCGCGCCCATCGAAATCTTGACCCGGCAGGGCACCCTGGCCGGGGTCATCCGCACCGTGCGGTGGGACTTCGCCGCCGCCGAGATGACCATTACCGCGCAGACAGGAACAGACGTATGAGCGACATCGTGCAGCTGTACGGCCCGCACTACGCCGTCCGGCCGCTGGCCGACGCCTGGCGGGCGGCAGGTTCCCCGCCGATCAACTCGGCGGGACGCCTCTACGCCGACCAGAAAGGCGCATGGGTGGCATACCAGAACGGCACCGGCTCACCCGCCGATGACCCCGACCGCCCCGACCTGTACCCGCTCGCGCACGTCCGATTCGCGGCCATTGACGTGACCCCGACGCCCGACCGCGTGCGCGCCCTCGCAGCGGCGGGACTGGTCCGCCCCTACGAATATGAGCCGTGGCATTGGGAGCTTCCCAACGTGCGCGCCTACCCGCTGGTGCTCGCCCTGCCCGCCGCGACCAACGTGGCCCCGCTGACCCTCCCCGAAAGGAACGACGATATGCCCATCATCATCGCCCAGCGCAAGGATGACAACGACGCCCCGAAGGGCCTCTACGACCCCGAGAAGGGCCGCATCGTCCGCCACATCAGTCAGGCCGAGAATCGCCTGCTCCGCTCCGCCGAGCGCGCCGGGGGCGCGCTGAACGGCACCATCCTGTATGGCTCCATCGACGCGGCGGACTTCAAGGCTCTCGGCGGGTGACGATGCCGCCTGAAGATGACGCCAGCACCGCCGCCGTGCTCGCACGCCTGGATCAGCGCACGCTCACCCTAGAGCGCGACGTATCCGACATCAGAGCGCGCATGGCAGGCCCGCCCTGGCCCGCCGTCGTCGCCGCCGTCGCCGCCGTCGCCGCCCTCGCCGTCAACCTCATCGACAAACTCTGAAAGGCCCCATCATGCGTATCAAGTGGTATCTGGTCCGCCGCTGGCTCTACTGGCTCCTGGCCGCCGCTGGCGCGTTCGCCGTGGAACGGGGATGGATCGACGCGGAAACCGTGCCGCTCATCCTCGCCGTCGTGCTCGCCGCGCTAAACACCAACCCGCCCGCCGTGCCCGGAGAGGACACCACGCATGGCAGCTGACGACTACCCCGACATTCCCGCGGGCATGGGCGTGCCCCTGGTGGACCTGGACACCGGGGCGCTCCCGCCCGCCGTGCTGGCGAACCTGGATGAGCGGTACCCCGACCCCGCCGACGTGTCCGAACTGCTCGACCTGACCGGGCAGGGCCGCCTCTCCGAACCCGCCCTAAACGACACAATTGCAGGCACTGGCGCGCCGCTCGCGCTGGACGGACACACGTACGTGTGGATGGCCGGTGTCATGCGCAATGACGGCGAGGGCTGGGAGTTCCTGCCCGTCGACACGAACCATCGCCCGATCAACGTTGACTCCGTTGAGGTCGTCGGCAATCAGCTGCGCGTGAACTACGCCAGCGTGGGCGCCGCCATGACCGTGCTGGCGATGGCACAGCCCGACGAGGCGCTCGCGGGCGCCGGGTTCAGCATGGGCTGCAGCGTCACCCCGGACCGAACCGACATCACGATCTACCAGGACGTGGCCGGGTTCTCGGACTACATCTACTACGACTCTGGGGATTCCACCTGGAAGTCGCAGCTGGGCGTCGTGACACCGGTCGGCGTCTCTGGTGGCGTGCTCGAACTGTCACACCCCACGCTTCCCGGGAACAGCTCCTACGACATCTCGATCGTCCCGCGCGGCCGGAACTGGGCGTTTGTACCCCGCACCGCCTCGCCCGGCGTGAACGGCACCAGCATCTTCCTGCAAATGACCGACACCAGTCCGGCGATCCAAGGCGAGGTGCGCTACGACGGGTCGGCGTGGGTTGCGCCGTCGGGTTGGTCGGCATCGTTCGACGGTGGTACCGGCATCCTCACTGTGACGCACCCCGAGATCGGCCCTGGCGTCTCGCAGCGCATCAACGCGCTTCCCCGCGGCTCGTCGTACCAGATCGAGCTGTCGGACACGTCTTCGCCGATGACCACGACGACCGTGAAAATCCGGTTCCGGGATGCCTCCGGCACGCCCGTCATGACGCCCACGACGTCGATGCGGGTGTGGATGGAGCGCGGCGGCGGGAACGCGACTGTCTCCACTGCACAGGCTGGGATGGCGTTCTGGGTTAAGCACGGCGGGGGGCGGCGCGTGGTCGCCCCCAACACGATCACGACGGAGAGCTATCCGCTCTCTAACATCTGGTTCTTCGCGATCATGGGCATGGAAGGCGGCGAGTAGGGGACTACAGCGGATTGTTCTGCTGGTCGGCTACCGCATGCTCCTCGGAGCAGTACACCTGCATGGGGAGGATGCGGTAGCCCTCGCCCTCGGCCACGCGCTGGCCGCATTCCGCGCAATGCGTGGCGGTCTTGCCGAGCAGGAGTGACGCGAGCTTTCCCATGCGCGGGAGCCTAGCGCACCACCAACCTATAGACCTCATTTAGGGACGCATCCGCCCGTGCTCACTCCGAGCGCGGGCGGATGCCTGTCCGGGCGAACGTCTCATCCGCGAGCACCTTATCCACCCCGCCCCGCGCCTGCCACACCGCGACGGCGCGCAGCGCATGGACGACCGCCAGGCGGATAACGACATACAGCGCGACCAGGCCCAGCAGAGCGGCGACCAGATACAGCAGAACGTCCGTCATGCCAGCACCCTATCGGGGGCGACGGATGCCCCGCCACGCGACGCGGACTCCACCACGGCCCGTTTGCGCTCATCGGGCAGCTTGACGTAGGTGCGGACCATCGACAGGTTCGCCCAGCCCATCAGGTCCGCGACGACGTAGGGGTCACCATCGGCGGCGACCCAGAACCGGGTGGCGGCGCGGTGGCGCAGCTTGTGGATGGTCCAGTGCCCATCCAACAGACGGTTGACCCGGAACCCGAGCCACCGGGCGGACACGTGCCCGTGCTCATCGCCGGGGAACAGGAACCCCCGCCCGCCCGGTAGGTCATCCACGATGCCCAGCAGCGCGGATGCCATCGCCCGTGTGAGTGGCACTTCCCGCACCTTCCCGCCCTTGCCATGCACGACCAGATCGTGACCGACCAGTGTTTCGATGATGTCGGCGGAGTGGATGCAGGCTATCTCGGCGCGCCGTAGCCCGTGCTCGGCGGCAAGGTCGATCCACACCGCTTCCGTGGGGTCGGCGCGCATGAGGGCTTCCAGGTAGACGCGATCCGGGACCGGGCGCGGGGCCGGGTCGGCGGGGCGCAGCTTCACCAGGGCATCGACAGGATTGGACGACGCGCGGCCGGTGGCGACCCCCCAGCCATAGAACGCGGCGAAGGTCGCCCGCCGTGACCGGCGTGTCTCTTGCGCCCAGTTCTGGCGGGCCATGAACCCCGCGAGGGCGTCGGCGCTGACTTCCCACGGGCCGCACATGATCCGCGCGGCGAGGTGCTGTAGGTGCTGACGGCGTGTGTAGGTCGATGTCTGCCGGATGCCGCCCGCCAGCTGGGCGGTCACAAAGTCCTCTATTGCACTCTGCCACACGACAGGAATAGTAGGGCGGCGCATGATCTGCAGTCCAAACGGACGACCGCCTACGAGCGGGGGAAAGGGTGGAACACGTGTGACCCGTCCGTCATATGTTCGAGGATCGCGCACGGATTATGCGTCGTTACCCACGCGCCACATTCGCACTCCAACGTGGTCACGCGGTCACCGCCAGCTGGGCCAGCAGCTGGCCGCCCAGAAACTCCGTGTAGGCGGGCGGGATGCATTCGGACAGTTCGCGCTTGTTCATCCAGTCCGCGCCGATGAGCGCCGCGCACACGCTGACGTGGGGGACGTAGCCCTTGGAGCGGGTGGGACTGTCGCGGTATTCGGGGGTCATGCCGCCGCCGTAGCCGAACACGCTCGCCGTCTGCAGTTCGGGGTCATGCTGGCACCCGCCCGCGCCCCAGAGCCACACGTTCGACTCGAACTGCCGATGTCTCTGCAGCTGCAGCTCGCGGCCGTCCAGATCGCGTGCCCGCAGTCCGAATTCCGTGCCGCACAGGGTCACGTAGTTGCCCATCGGCGCGCCGGTCACGTTCTCGATAATGTACGGCTTCCCGAGCGATTCCAGCGCGTCGCGTGTGGGGGCCAGCAGGTCGGGATGCTTCACGTCGGGGTTGAACGCGGCGGCGGCGGTGTACGCCTGGCAGGGCGGTGACGCATGGATCGCGTCGAACTCGTGGCCGTGCTCGGCCAGGAACGCCAGCGCGTCGCCGACGTGGTGTTCGAAGGGGTAGCGGGGCTGAGGGTTGATGTCCACGCCCACCACGTCGAATCCGGCGCGGTGGTAGCCCATCGCCGCGCCCCCGGCGCAGCTGAACAGGTCCAGCAGACGCGGACGGCTCACAGTGCCACCGCCAGCGGGGCCACGATGCCCCAGAACGCGGCGTCCAGATCAGTGCGCGCCCGGAGGGACTCGAACCCCCAACCTTCTGATCCGTAGTCAGATGCTCTATCCATTGAGCTACGGGCGCATGTTGTTCACTCTCGCGCACAACGTCGTCAAGAATACCCCACGCCCGCCATCGGCGCGAATCGAGGCCCCTCCGGCCCCATCCCGGGCGTGTCCCCGCGCGTGCAGGGCAGCATACGGGAGCCCGCGCCGACGCTTCAGGAGTCGAGTTCGCTGACGTCGATGCCCGACACCTTCGGCGACGGCGCGGACTCGACGGGCTCGTCGTCGGCGTGCGCGGCGACGTCCATCGCACGGCGGCGGTGCGCGGCGAGGCGCGGCAGGTCGACGAGACGCAGCGACTGCATGCGGGCGGCGCGCATCTTCTCGTAGTCGGGATCGAGGTCGGGGCGCATGCCCTCGACGCGCAGTCGCCG